TGCTCATCCAAATTCTCCATCTAATTCTTTACCTTTAGCTGCTAACCCAGTGTAGATCCCATACATAGGATTGTCAGATCCATCAGAAAGCGTTTTTCTATGTCGTCCATCAAGAACATACCAACGCTCCATGTCCATTGCTCTTTTTTCGTCTTCTTTGCGCCACTCTGGCTTATACATACTCATTGTAAACTTGTATTAGATTTAGGGAATAACCTTGACTCTAGGAAATCTACAGCCTGATCATCAAGTGTATTTGTAGTCTGTTTTGCTGCTGCTTTCAAGAGGTTAAGTAACAGTTTTTTACCTGATTCGCTACGCAAAAAAGAATACAGAAGAGGAAGGAAAGGTTTAGCTAGTTTTCTCATAAATAGACTCACTCTTCACAAGCTTATATAAAATCGCTAGATTTGGCTTGGTGATCCCCATACACCCCAGTTAAACCTCCCTAGATTTGCACGTAAAGGGAGGTTTTTCTGTTACAACCACTAATTAATTTAGCAGGGCTATGGAGCAAAGAACGATTGTATGTTTTTGTTCACACTGCCTTGAGAGGAGAAGGCAAATTGAGAGAGCTTACCTATTGAACAACAAAAAAGAACTGGCTAAAGTTAAATAGAAATTTATTAGGAGGCTGCAAGCTTAAGTATCAAACATCAACATTAGATATAGACATCACCCCCTAGCTTGGACGGTAGGGGGTTTTGTTTTTCCCAGTGTTTTACTAATGTTTCTAGCTCTTTGATCCTTGCTTTTGCTCTTGCTATCTGTTCCTCCATCCGTTTGGGTTCCTCTTTACTCCTTCTAATCTAGCAACGTCCTTCTCTATGGCTGATAAGCGATGAAATATTTCACGAAAGTTACCTTGAGAGCGATTAGAACGATTTGATAAAACCATTAACGCTCCAGAAATAGCTGCCCCTATCAGTGCTGCTAGTAGTTCTTGAGGCATTTTTATCCTTTTGGAGTAATCTTAGACTATTGTTTCTAAATTTTTATGCCTGAGAAGTCAAGCCCTCAAGCAAAAGCTATTGCGATTGAGGAATCTGATAAGCCTGACTACCAAGATAAAATCACATTTCTTGTGTCCACCGTTGCACAGGGCGCAATTTTGACTTGGTGCTTGCTTGTCTTGTCTCTTGGATATGTGAAACTGCCTTCAAGACTCTTTGGAGTGGATATTCCAGATCAACCCCGTGTGGATAGCACTTTTGCGGCAGGTCTTTTGGGAAACATACTGGGAGGACTGGGGATTAGCGTTAATGCTGCTCAAGGAGCAAAGAAGAAAAAGAAAGAAGATGAATCAAACGGTAATGGAGCAAAGCCAGTAAACGGTAGCGGTTATCAAACAATCATTATCAAACAACCTATAGAATTAATTACCAGAAAACCAGACGTTATTCGAGTTGATCCCATTAGTGGGAAAAACGTAAAGAATGACGGCTCTTTAGAACCATGAAAAAACTTTTCTTATTACTTCTCTTGGCGGCTCCTGCTCATGCAGATTTGACCCATAGCATTACAACCAGTTCTCAGCTTAATGTGAACGCTGCTGCAACTGCTGCTGAAAGAATAGGTAGCTCATTCAGTATTTCTGGAAGCAACGTAGACACAACTGATGGAACAACTGCTGGAACCGTTTCAGTAGGAACCATTACTAGCGGTGTTTATGCTCCAGGTACTATTGCAGCAACACAAGATACTGCTGGTGCTGCTTTCTCGTTCTCTCAGTCATACACCCAAGCTGATGCCGTACCAACATCTGCTCCTTCTGTTGGGGCTGTAGGTAATTTCGGCAGTATTACTTCAACAGCAGCAGGAGCAAAAGATACATTAGCAGGAACAATTACCAGTGCTGGTGTAGTAACACTAACAGCAGGTGGAGCTGGAACTTCTGCGATTGGGTCTGTAGTAACAAGTGTAACTGTTAAGTGATGAAGCGGTTTTTACTGCTATTTTTATTATCTTTTTCTCCTGCTTATGCTGTCCCCGTTGTACCAAACTTTTCGAGTGGAACGATGTCAGCCACGACACGAACCACCCAAAATATTACTGAGTCTATTGTCTCTACTGATTACAACACTGGGCATACTTATACGATTAATGGAACGAATATTTCTATTGACGGTTCAACCATTTCACCGCCTCCAGAACAAACGTCCCAAACGATTAACGGAGTAAGTTATACATGGACTGGTGCAGATTTAACCAACAAACCAAACGCAACAATTACAAATCAAGGTCAAGCATTTCAATATGCAGAAAGTTATATCGGACCTGGACTTCAAAATGTAACAACTATAAATCGTTCCACTATTTTAGAGTCAGTTACAGAAACTACCTCAGTCTTCTCACAATAATTGGATTAATATTTCCGTCTAAAGTATTAGCTAATACCTCACAGACCGCAGCTCCGGTTGCTAATACGTCAGCTAGCCTGACCAATATGGCAATTCAAACACTCCAAGGTAATTTGATTCAGAATCAGTATGGAGGTGGAGTAGTTTGTCAGGGGCCAATGTTAACATTTTCTCCTTTTATTACTGACTCACATACGTTCCAAAAACCTAGAGAATACCTTTACGATGCTCCAGTCTATGACGATGATGGTAACATTATTTATCACCAACAAACAAGGACAGGACAGAAGGATAATTTCTCACTTAACCTCGGAGCAAGTTTAACTTTTTCAATGCCACTTGATCGAAGATTTCAACAAAGATGTTTGAAAAATGCAAAGCTACAAGGAGAACATCAACAGCAACTAATTGATAATAAAAAACTAGATTGGCACATTGCAAGACTTCGTGAGTGCGGAAAATTGAAACTTCAGGGCATAGAATTTTCAGTTTCTTCACCCTATTACAATTTATGCGAGGACATTATTGTTAAGCCAAAGATGGGTCAAGTTTTACCACATAGACACGTTATTTCTTCTCCTTTAAAGGTGGCAGACCCCTCTTCTCCCGATAAGAAGTAGTTCTTCTTTCGGATAAGTTTGGGCGTTTTACTTTCTTACCTAATATCTTTTTGATCTTCTTAATAACCTGCTGGAGTATCGGTTTCACAGCCTTCAATAAAATTGGCGAACTTAATGCAACGCTAGTAGCCACTAGGGTTATTGAACCCGTTTTCACAATTTGTGGAACTGTGGGTATCGCATCAATTATCTGTTGTTGAACATTTAATTTTTTATATCTAGTTACACAACGGTTTCCGACCAATTCATACTTAATAATCTGTTTAGTACCCTCTTCTACTTTTGTCCCAACTTCAGGCGCACCATCAGGAGGACAATCTTCAGGCTGTGCTTTTGGCACTTCTGCTGCTGGAGGTATTTCTGGTTCTTCGTATCTTTGTTGCTCTTCCTCTTTTATAGGAACTATTTGTAACGGGTCATAATTCATCGGTTCATAACTTGGTGTTTGTGCAGGACACAGAATCAAATTATGTTTTGGATCGTTATCGATCAGGGCATCATTTTCAATACTTCGCCTTGCTTTAACACAAGGCATTTCAATGACTGGAAAACCTATCGGTACATTAACTGGTACGTTTGGAGCATTAACAACAGGTACATTAATTACATAAGTATTGACAGGCTTGACTCCAATAGCAGGAATCTCAACTTTAGGAATCAAAATCTAGGTAGTCCAATCGCTTTTTTATTTTCGTTCTTTTGCTGTGCAGGACTTAACGCTCCAGTAGGAAGAGCAGGGCCAGATAATCCAGGTAGCTTGATTGCACCCATTACCTTTTCCATTGCTTTGTCTTGAAGCAT